AAAAGGCAGATAAGCTGAATTTTGCTTATCTGCCCAAATAAAACTAAGTATTTTATCATAGAAAAATTAATTTACAGAAATAATCTCACACACTCGATAAATGAGTCTGTCGATAAAATGTCGACAGACTCATTTTTTATCACAGCATTTTCACATAATCGCCTTGAGTTCTAAGCCACATAAGGACGCCGTCACCATAACATTCGGCTTTAATTGTATGTTTATTACCGTCTGATTTAATAATTTCAGCAGTCGGAATACGGTCTAAAATAGCCTCGACAGACGGACCGTTAAATTCAAATTTAATATGTTTTAATTCACCTGCATACATAAACTGCACACGTTTACGAAATTCACCGTCACTGAAACGGTTTCTGTACGGAATATTGAATTTTTGTTTTAAATTTTTAATATTAGTAATTCTGTCAACTCTAAAAATCGCGGGAAAATCCTTAGAGTCATTCGCAAACCACGCAATTAAATAAAAATAATATTCAGAAAACATAATTGTCAATGGTTTTACTGTTCTGTGAACGACTGTTTTGTCTTGACGCGTATAGTCAAATTCTATAATTTCCTGATTGGATATGTGACAGCTGAGTTCCCAAATGAGATGTATCAGCGGTCTGTCGTGACGCGGGGGAATGTAGTTGTGTCGTTCGTTCAGAATAAGGTCTTTTATATTCATTTTTGCCGACGGAGTGGCTTGAAACAACAACTTGTTGATAAGCGTATTTATTTCGTCTTTATTAAAACTACGGCTTTCCAAAAGAATTTTTGTAATGCTTAAAATTTCTTCGTTTGTAAGAAACTCCTGTTCGCACTTTATAAGCACATACCCCTTTTTAGTTTGGTCATATTCTATATATGCGTCGCCGTCATCAACATTTTCTGCGATATATGCACGCAAATCTTCAATATCACGTTGCACTGATTTTTCACTGATACCGAACATTTCGGCAAATTCTTTTTTATTGATTACATCACCGCGATTCAGCCATTCATACATTTTCAAAAGTCTGAAACTTTTTCCGCTGTCCATTTTCATATCAATCACACCTATCATAAAATCCTTGTAATAAAAGTTTACCATATTAATTATTAAAAATCAATATTGATTATACACTGATAACTTGAACAAATAATGTCCAATTAAAAATTTTTAAATTAAATTTTCGCATGGACGTAAACTGTCCAAGAATGTAGATATAATTAAATTATCAAAAAAACACAAGATAAAGTGATAAGAGAAAGGAGTAAAAATTATGGCTATGTTCGATATTAGATGCCCAAAATGCGGAGGTTTTGCACAATCATCAAATCTTACATGTTCAAAGAGCAATGTGATGTGTACATGTTGCGGTGCAAAATTTGATGTTAAAGTAACATCGGATTCAAGCAAGACAGGCAGATACACAACATCAAATATTCACTAAACAAAGGAGGAAGAAAAAATGGGATTTATAGACGGTTTATTCAATGCGGTAAAATCAAAATACGAAAGAGATATGAGCAGTTACAGAGACGGATATTCAAGCGGAAGCAGTAAGTATTCGTCAATGAGCGATTCAGAGCTTATGCGCAAAGCGAGAAATAAAGACTTTTCGGGAAACAGCTCAAAACAAATAGGTCAGGCAAAAGCTATGGGTGACGAACTTAAAAGACGAGGCTTGAGATGAACGATAAAAAGTTTGTAGAGTATAAATGCTCATATTGCGGCGCAACAATCACTCGCGCGACAAATGCCGGCAGACCTATGCCGGGCGTTTGCCCTAGAAAAGGCAAAACACATGACGGTCGCACAAAACCGCATACATGGGTTATTAACAGAAAATTTTAAGGAGAGTTACAATGTATAAGAAGATATCAGCGATAGCTCTTATAATCATAGGTATAATGTCACTGAGAACATCACTTTTCGGATCGGCATTCTGCATCTTGCTAGGAATATTTTTATTGACTCATTAATATCGCTTATTTTGGTAACTCTATATGCAAACTTCCTTTTGACTTTGTCGGTTGAAAGGAAGTTTTTTTATAAAATTTTTTGATAGGACGTAAATTGTCCAAGTGTGTGAATATAATAAAAGAAACGGAGTACAAAAAACTGTACTCCGTTTAGTCTGTATCACTAAGGGACAAAGCTGTTTTAATCAAGCGATATATCTTTCCATTTCAACATCTGTGCGGCTTTGCGTAAATTGCGTAGCCTTAGTCCAATATTATAGCTCATAGCATTCACCAATTTGTATTTTATAGTATAGAATTTTTATTTTCAAACTATATAGTATATATTTTTTTAAAATAACTATTGTTTATGCCATTGTGTAAAATTTATAGAAATAAAAGTAAGCTGAGCGCTATTATTGCCATACCGAGTATGACGCCTATAATAGTGACTTTGCTTTTTTCATATTCACGTGCCATCGGTAAAAGTTCTTCTATTGAAATAAATACCATAATTCCGGCAATTATTCCGAATAAAATACCGAATACGACATCGTTGAAAAACGGACGTAAAATTAAATAACCGATTATAGCACCTAAAGGTTCCGTAATACCCGAAAAAAACGATACTATAAATGCTCTTTTTCTGCTGCCTGTTGAGTAGTATATCGGTACAGACGTAGCAATTCCTTCCGGAATATTATGGATTGCTATGGCGACAACTATGGCAACAAGATACATAAGGTGGATAAAAAGTTATTTATAATAGATTTTCAAGAAAATATCGCCCTCGGGAGCGGATTTTTCACGTTTATATTCAATTTTTTTTACGAAATTTTTAAGAATGGAATTTTTTTCGGCGGCTGAAAGAGAGTGGTAATTAGTGAGAAGTTCACGCAAAAGGGGAAGTCGTTCTTCGACGGAAGATGTATCCACAAGTTTAAATTTTTCACGTTCCTGTGATATCGTGGCATTAATTTTTTTTCTTCTATCTGAAATTGCGTTATTGCGTTCAAGGAAAAGTTCTTTTGTATAGACTTCCTGTTCGAGCAAGTCATACAGACGGAGTTGTTGTTTATCAAGTTTTTTTAATTCTGTTTCCAAAGTGGCTATTGTATCAAGGCAGGAAAGTTTATCTTTATTATGCGATTGACGGATATTTTTCAAAGACAATTCAATATCTTTAAATTCCTTTGTAAGCACTTCAAATACTTTATCTTCTACAATGCTCAATGCAGATGCCTTATTACAACCGAGTGTACGGCAACAAAGACGGTATTTTTCAACAGTTTCGTTAGAAGTATTGATAACTATTGCCCGACCGCAATTAGCACACTTTAAAAGTCCTGCAAACGGATTTTGCAACGTGCCTGTACGCATAGGCGGTTTGTATTTCAGATTTATAATATCTTGTGCTTTGCTGAACGTGTCCTCGTCAATTATCGGCTCGTGCAGTCCGGGAACATATAACCAATCATCTTTACTCGTTTTTTCTTGCGTATTTTTGCCTTTAACAGACTTTGATTTGTTCCACACTATCTTACCTATGTAAGTATGATTTCGGAGCATACGGGCGATTGTGGTGGGGTGGAGCGGCGTATTTTTCTTGCTCAAGACACCCAAATTTGCAAGCTGACGGCTTATTGAAGTAATACCTATACTTTGATTTACATACATATCAAATATCATACGAACATATTTCGCCTCCGGTTCATATACTTCCAACGTGTGCTTTTTATTTATTACGGCATTTCGATAACCAAACGGAGCACCCGACACAAAGCAACCGTCGTTGATTGATTTGATACGTCCGCGGTTCATTCTGCGAGTGATGAATTTAAGCTCCTTTCGAGCCATAAACATTTCAAATTCACTGTAATCTTCGTCATACTCGTTGTTGAGGTCATATATTTTTTTGAGCGTAATAATTTTTACATCGTTTTCTTTAAGAACGTCAAAGATTTTTTCACTGTCTGCGGCACTTCCGCGCCCTAAACGGTCAAGGTCAATACATAATACCGCATCATATATGTGCGAGGGAATAGCGTCAAGTAGTTTCAGCATTTCCGTTCTGTTGTATAACATTCCTCCGCTTATCACTTCTTCAAATATGTCAATGACCGTTAAATTATTGTCCTTTGCATAAGAAAGAAGAATTTCTTTGTGACGTTCAAGTGTTTCAAGCGGATTGTTTTCGTCCGCTCTCGATTTTCGTAAATACATGGCTACATTCATCGTAAATCTTCCTTTCTTGTGTTATATTTCAACTCACACACTCCGTGGGGAGCGTGACATATGTGTATAAATGCACTTTATTCTTTTTCCTCTGTCTGCTCCAACAGGCAGGGGAATTTTTTACGCGGCAGAATTTGTATAGTCAATAACTGCAATATCATTTATAATGTTTTCGAGTTTGTATACTATTTTTTCAATTTGCCCGAATACTTCATCGGAATAATAAACTTCGTTGCAATGCTCACAAACCATAGCCGGAACATTTTTTATAATAATAACGCAATTTTCAAGATTTGCAACATATGTTCTGTTTTTGTTAATGGTGTCATGACCACATTCGATACATTTCATAATTAATTCTCCTTTCTTGTTTTCAAATCATCATAAAATTTTATGGTATCGGGAATATATGCCGTTATAATATGGATATATTCGCCGTCAAAACTACATACGACGTGTAACGGCTTGTCAATACCTCTATATCCGAATACAAGACAACTTGCAAAGGGTTTGTCGCTTATATAATTTTCTATAATTTCGCCGTTTAAAATACATTGTATGACTTCATCTCTTAATATTTTTCTTTGCAATAGCCTTTGAGTAGCGTGTTCTTTCCAAATAATTTTTTTATTCTTACACGCATTTTTCAAATCGTTTATATTATATGGAAAATCGTTAATTGTTATCAATCCTTTCAATTTTTACTTACGTTTCTCTAATTATATATATAAAAACCTCTTTAATAATCTGAATTTTTCAAATAGTCCATATGTCTGCGATAACGTCTTGGTACGTTAATAGGCACGTCATAACCAATTTGTTTTAGAAATTCGGTTATAGCGTCAACACCGTCATTAAAAAATTCCGTTATACGTTTTTCTTTATTAGCTATATTTTTATAATTAGGCGGGCATACAAATGTCCAATCGGCACCCTCGTTATCAAAAATAATTCTGAAATATTCATCTATATTGTATTTGTCAAGAGCCTTTGCCAACAACAAGTGATGTTCACAACCCTCGTCAAGCAACGAAACAACAGCGTGTGAGCGGTCGTGTGCAATTACTGCCATTAACGGCTCACTGTCATGATTGATAAACTCTGTTTTGGTTTCATCGCTGCCGTAATATTTTATTATTTCCATAATATCAATCCCCTTGTTTATTTTCTTTAAAATATAGTCTGTTAACTAAATCATCAAAGTGACGTTGTAGATTGTTATATATTAAATATTCATAATCTTCGACATTATCTACTGGATAGATGGCTCTTGCATAAGGACCAATTTTAGAAATAAATTTATTGAAATATTTTTCTGCTGTTTTTCTATCTGCAAATTCTGTTTTATACTGATAAAAATATTGTAAAAAGTCTACGAAGTTATTATCTTCAATAAGACAGTTTATTGCATCGGATAAATTATTGTCGTTTAAAGTTTTTATAATTTCA